TAATCCTTTAACTGTATTTACCGCCTTGTCTGCCTATGCGTAAATGCTTTTGCGAACTCTGCGTACTAGCAATACAAATCCAATGCCTGCACATGCTGTTGCAAGCAAGAATGCAGGATGTGGAATGTTGTGGAAGAATCTAAATGCTACAAGTAGCACAAACTGAAACCAACACAGCATCATGAGTGCGTCTAAGAATGCTTCCTTCATACACGCACCATCTTCAGTACTGTGTCTGGGCGACGACGGTTCTGATACTCATATGCTTCCTGCTTGTCGGTAGTGTTGAATACAACATTACCGTCCTTATCAACCAACCAAAAACGGATCATGCCGCCACCTCCAGGTCATCATATGCTTCAACAAACTCCTCTTCAGGAGCAGTGTCATTGAGATCCGCCAAGCGAGGCTCAATGTACTTCTGCATGCTGTAAGGGAGACGCAGTACGAAACAAACGTACCCAGCGTCATACTCGCCACGGAATTCGTCCAGCATGTAACGAATTGCACTATCACGGTCACAACCGCAAATGTCACGCACACGGCGGATATTTGCACGAAATTCAATGATAGCCTCAGCATCACAGCGGCGTTCATGAGCTTCTTGCTCAATAGCAGCCTCATCGAGACGGACCGCCTCTGCTTCGAGCTCCGCATAGCTCATAGCATCGAAGTCGTAAAAACGACCCTTAACGCCATAAGCATCCTTGTGACGATAGTAGATGTAGTCACAAAGTTGTTCGCGAGTTGGGATAATTGCTTTGGTATTCATAACGTCTAGCTCCGTTTTGTTAACCTATACATATATAATAGCACAACTAGCACACAGGTCAACCTTTTTTTGCATTTTGGCTATAAGTATTTTCATGGCAAGTGTAAATTTAAAGGAATTAGACGATCATTATCATGTTGAATTTCACAGCAATTCCATATCTATTCTTCATCTACCGCCTTTTCAAAACGGACTCATGGATTGGCTACAATCTTTTGCAAATGTTTATTACGCTTATCCTAATCAAGATTTAATTGACAAGCTATCAAAAACTAGACTAAAAAAATCTCATTTTAAACGATTGTTTTTAGAATCCCACGAGAACTTAGTAGGCCATAAAACTTTTCTTTGTGATGTTGCATTAAATTCATCTTGGGATACTCCGGTTTTTGTTTCAAAACTACAAAATCAATATAGTTTAATGACAGGTAACGGTAAAATTATTGCACAAAAAGTTGCAAAAAAGTTGCCAGAAAATTTTAAATGCATTTTTGTTGATTATGATAAAACTCATACCAACGACTGGAATATTATCAGAGCTGTACATACCGATCAAGATTTAAATGACGTGCTAGGATGCTCATGGCATTTAGAAATAGAATTAGTGAAGTTGCAAAAAAATGGGTTTTATCCAAAAGTTATATATTTTAATCTGAACAAAAATAACCAGTTCGATGCTAGCAATACATACGTTGATAGTGGCAGGAAAACATTGGACTTCATAAAATCAAGATTACGGAAAAAAAATAATATGCTATTAATCTATCTGCACGATAAGCACGATAGCAACATCTTTGATTCAAGTGGCATTTTTCAAATTGTAAAGTGCAAAGAAGAACTAGATAATTTTCTTGCACCTAACGAAGTAAGACACAATAGCCAGTTTGGGCTCGGTAATACTGTTGAAGGCCGCTGGTATTTTCATACTAATCAAAAAATAGAGTTTGATTTAGCAGACTTGCTATTCTATGTACGAAAGGACCATACACTTTATTACAATGCTACAAACGATTTTATAACCTGGATCGAATGCAAAGATCATCTAGATAAGCAAATTTGCACTGCTAGTTAAATATCAGGTTGACCTAAACACAAAACTACATTACTATGTACGAGTTCACTGAAAGGAGTAACCATATGGCCGCAAAGAAAAAAGTAGTACGCAAGAAAGGCGCCCAACTTGATCCCAAGTTTGATGACGCACTCAGCATGAGTGGAGCAGAGTTTCACTCGTTCCGCAACAGTGCTATCCGCTACTACCACACAGAGTACAAAGCCAGTGACCTGATCAAGGAACTGTACCTGTGGATGAAAGACTTTGGTTACAAAGCGGATGATATCAAGAACATTAAAACTGCGGGCACAGATGGACTTAGCACAGCGGCTATCTACACCACTTGCTTGCGCAGAGGCATGCCAGACCTGCACCCTGAACACGCAGAATACTGGGAAAATCTTGGTGGTACAACAGGTGAACTGCGTCCTGTAAGCGAAAGCATCAAAGCACAAGTTGATCGTATTCTTGCAATAGTGCGTCCTCCTGTGGAAGAAACAGTAGAAGAAGAGCCGACAGCACCCAAGAAAACCATCCAAGACTACATGCGTGAAAAAGCAATCTCGATCAGCGGTGAACTTGAAGGCATGGTAGATGAACTCAGTGCCAACGAGTTTAAGAATCCTGAGAAGTACAGTGTGATTGATCAGTTGCGTATCAACGAAGCACCAGCACAGATGATTGATGTTATTCGCCAGCCGTTTGAAGATGTACTAGCAGAAATGCAGGAAGTGCAAGTAGGTGAGTGTGAGCAGTTAAAAGAAGCATACAATCACCTTGGCAAGATACAGGTGCGTAACTTTATCAAGTTCCTAGAGCAAGCGGTAGCAGACTGCAACAACTATGTGCAGTTAAAGAAAGCAACTCGTAAACCACGGGCTATCAAGAAGAAAACACCTGCACAGTTGGTTAAAACATTCAAGTTCTGTAAAGAATTCCCTGAACTTAAACTTACTAGCGAAAGCCCAACTAAACTTGTGGAAAGCAGTGAAGCATGGTTATACAACACAAAGACACGCAAACTTATACACGTTGTTGCAGACGAATATGCTAAAACATTCACTGTAAAGGGCAGTAGCATTGTAGGCATAGACACTGCTAAAACTGTAATGAAAACACTGCGCAAGCCAGCAGAGCAACTAAAACTTATTACAGGCGTAGGCAAGCCAGCGGCTCGTAAAAACTTCAATGACATCAAGGCTATGGATATCAAATTCAATGGTCGTGGCAACGAACATATCATCATCTTAAAGGCACATTAAAATAAATACAAGAGCGGAAAGGACGCTCTTGTAACATGGCAAATACCAGCGATATAACACTAGACACACTTAAAGGCAATGTCATTGACTATGTGAAATTGCAACTTGGTGACGGCATCATCGATATTGAACTTGATGCTGAACACTTTGAGGCGGCTTATGACAAAACAATTGGCACATACCGTCAACGGGCAACAAATGCTTACGAAGAAAGTTATAACTTCTTAGAACTTGAAGAAGATGTAAATGTTTACACACTTCCGCAAGAAGTACAAAGTGTAAGACAGGTATTTCGTCGCACTATTGGGAATATGAATGGACCATTCAGTACCAGTTTTGATCCTTTTAGCAGTGCCACACTGAACACATATCTACTCAACTACAACCAAGCAGGTGGACTAGCAACATATGATTTTTATACACAATATGTTGAACTTGCGGCAAGGATGTTTGGTGGCTTTGTTAACTACACATTCAATCCTGTGACAAAACAACTGCAACTTATACGTGATCCACGTGGCACAGGTGAAACAATTCTAATCTGGGCCTACAATCTACGTCCAGAAATACAACTGCTCAGTGATTTTAGTACCAGTCAATGGATCAAAGACTACATGGTAGGTGCTAGTAAATCAATCATTGGTGAAGCCCGTGAAAAATTTGCTACCATTGCTGGGCCACAAGGTGGTACTGCACTTAATGGTGCGGCTATGAAAGCAGAAGGACAAGCAATCATGGACAGCAAAATTGAAGAACTTAAGAATTATGTTGATGGTTCACAACCACTTACTTGGGTTATTGGCTAATGCGTTTAGAAGAGTTTGTATCAGCAGAAGAACTTGAAGAGCAAAAAATGATATGGGGCCGGAGCGGCAACAAAATCAAACTCAAGTATCGTTGCACCAGTGGACCCAAGGCGGGACGCATTGTACCTGATCCAAAAGCATGCTCGGCACCAAAAGACATGGCTAAAGCTGCCCAAATGAAACGCACACGAGCGACCACAAAGGTTCGCCAAGCCCGCAAAGCAAAGAAAACAAAACGTGTAAATCCAGCAAGCAAGATACTTGCTCGTCTAAATGCACTTACCAAAGGATACACTGCGCCAAAATCAAAAGTAGTACGCATGGTGAGCAAGTCAACAAAGAAACCTAGTAAGCCCAAGAAGGCAAAATGAAAATTGAATTTGGTTGTGGTGCAAATCCAACCAAGGAAGGATTTCTGACCTGCGACATACGAGATTTACCTGGTATAGATTTTGTTTGTCCAGCATGGGGGATCATCAATCACGTCAGTCCAGGTAGCGTAGACGAAATCTTCAGTAGACACTTCCTTGAACATCTAACTTTTGTCCAGGCTGACAAACTGGTAGGCATTTGGTTTGATATTCTCAAATCTGGCGGAATATGTGAACTTGCAGTGCCAAATATGGAATATCATATTGCACAATGGATAAAAGGAAAAAACATGGATCATGCTCGTGCTGGCTTCTGGGGACATCAAAGAGAAGGCGAATTTGAAGTATGGGATGTTCATAAGAGTGGATACAATCAACGCACTCTCACTGAACTTTTTATCAGCAAAGGATTTGTTCATCCAATAAGTCATAAAAAGCCAACCAATAAACATCTACATATGAGTTTTACAAAACCGTAGACAAAACTTCTATTATGCCTTACAATACTTGTATGGCTGATATAATGATTGACATTGAAACTATAGGCACTGGCCCTAGTGCTTGTATCCTTACGATTGCAATGCAAACTTTTGATCCGTTTGCTGACGGTTGGTATGATAGGCACTACTACGCCCGAATTGATCCTGACAGCCAGCCTGACCGCAACATCGAAGAAGGCACACTACAATGGTGGGCAAACCAACCACCTGAGGCAAGAGAAGAAGCATTTGCCGAAGATGGTCGTATCAGCCTCAAACAAGCCCTTGAAGAAATGCATCCAATAATCTGGAACAGCGACTTCGTGTGGGCAAACGGTCCAACCTTTGATATGAACATCATTGAACATGCATACAAAAGTTATAACATGGGTTTGCCTTGGAAATTTTACAAGGTGCGGGATGCCCGAACAGTTTATAGTTTATGGCCAAACTTGCCCAAGCAACCTGTAAGCCATCATGCACTAGATGATTGTCAGCAACAGATTCTTAAACTGCAAAGCACATTGAAACACCTAGGAGTGACAAAACTTAAATGAGCAAAATCAACTACAAATACAACGAAGGCGAACTGTTAAAAGAGTTCCAACAGTATGTGGATGCAACCTACGGCGAACACTACAGCCTAAACAAGTATCAAGCCACAGAGTTTATCATTGATGCAGGGCATGGAGATGGCTTTTGTATTGGTAATGTGATGAAGTATGCTCAACGCTACGGCAAGAAAGATGGATACAATCGTAAAGACTTGCTTAAGGTTTTGCACTATGCATTGATTGAACTATATGTGCATGACCTGCACAAACGTTAGTCTTCAGCGAGATCACCAACCATCCATGGTAGTTCAAGTCGAACTACCTCAACGGTGCAGTTTAAGCATACACTTCTAAGGTTACTAAAATCACAGTTATTTAGGTTCCCATCAATATGGTACACAAGTATTTGACTTCCACTTTTTGCTCTAAAGTTGCATCTGTCACAAATTAGTTTTTTCTTGTATCCATTAAGCATCCATCGTGGCTTTGCTGGTTTCTTTTTACGTTTCTTCCTTATACAACTGTCGCAACGAGTGCGATAGTGTGTCACATCTTCCTTGATATAATTTACTGCGGCTAGATTACGTTTACAGGCGTCACAAAGCGGTCTTTTCATGCTTTTACTTATACCTTTGCAAAGGGCAACACAAACACCAATTATACGGGGTATTGAATAAATATTGCTTATAACATAGGAAGAAAAAATATGGCATTAGTTTCTCCAGGAGTAGAAGTTTCCGTCGTAGACGAGAGTAACTATCTACCAGCAGCAACGAATTCAGTTCCGTTTATTTTAATTGCAACAGCAGAAAACAAAATTAGTGGAACAGGGACCGGTGTAGCGGCTGGTACAACAGCGGCAAACGCTAATGAAGTGTACCTAATTACAAGTCAGCGTGACTTAGCAGCTACATTTGGTAATCCATTCTTTTACAGTACCACAGCGGGTACTAGTATTAATGGATACGAACTCAATGAGTACGGATTGCTTGCAGCATATTCTGTGCTTGGTATAAGCAACAGAGCATACATTCAACGTGCAGACATTGATCTAAGTGAACTTAGTGCAAGCCTAACAAGACCAACCGGTGCACCAGCAAACGGTGCTTGGTGGTTAGACACAGGCGATACTACATGGGGCATTTTTGAATGGAGTGCAACAACTAACACATTCACTAACAAAGTTCCGACTGTGATTACAAGCACAGACGACTTGTCAGGTGGTGTACCTAAGGCTAGCATTGGTAGCATTGGCGATTATGCTATTGTTGCAACAAACACAAATAACCCTGGTTACTTTAAGTCTGGCGGACTTACTACAACCGCTACCGCTGGTGACACAGAGCAAGTTGCAGCAAATAGTTGGCAACTGATTGGTGGTAATGCTTGGAAGTTGAGTTGGCCAACAGTGACCGGTACTGTATCAAGTCCAACAATTACTGCAGGACACAAGATCAGCCTTAACGATACAGTCATCACAGCATCAGGTACAACTGCGGCTAGCCTTGCTATTGATATTAACGATGCGGCTATAACAGGTGTATTTGCTAAAGTAGTAAGCAACAAGTTGAACATTTACCTAAACGGCAACGCAACAAATGATGGTTCAACCGATGATGGTAATGGTATTTGTGACATCAGCAACGTATCAGGTACTATTTTGACAGATGTAGGCATTACACCAAGGATCTACTATGCACCTGTAGTACAACAAAGTCCACACTACACCAATCCATTGTGGAGAACAACAGATACTGAACCACATCCGACTGGTAGTGTTTGGGGCAAGATAACCAATGTAAACAATGGTGCTAATCTTGTTGTAAGTCAATATAACAGTACAACTGGTGTGTTCGATGCACAAAGTTGCCCAATCTATCAAAATGATCAAAGTGCAAATAAGAATCTTGATCCAAGTGGAGGTGGCAAAAACATTGCCAGTGAAGCAACTTATGCACAGTATGATGTTGATGAAGATTACACACTTACATTAAAGATTTTTGAACGCAATGGTACTGGTGCTACAAGCATCACAGGTGAGGACACATCGCCAACTTTTGTAAGTTTGGAAACATTTACAATTCAGGCAAGTGCTGCAAACAGTGTGACACTTACAACGGCTGTAACAGCAACACTAGGTGGTACAACTGCGGCGGACTTTGTTGAAGCATTTACAGCCGCTAATGTTGCAAATACAACAGCCAGCGTAACATCAAGTGGGGCGGTTAATATCCAACACACACTTGGTGGAGTAATTGTGCTTAAAGATACTTCTGGAACTCCCGTTGCAGATGCAGGATTTAATACAACAGTTACAGGTGTTCGTGCAGGCAATAGTAGTGACTTAATTCTTAGTAATTGGATTGCACTCGGCGGTACAGATAGTTACACGGCGAATTCAACTGCACCAAGTACAGATCCAGCTGAAGGTACATATTGGTACTACAGTGCAACCGACCAGGTTGATATTATGATCCAAGATGGCGGAACGTGGAAAGGTTATCAAAACGTAACCAATGATGTTCGTGGTTATGATCTAAGCGGAACTAACGCAAATGGTGTAATCATTGCGGCAACCGCACCAACTACGCAGAACGATAGTTCACTAAGCGCACTTGTGTATGGTGATCTATGGTTAGACAGCAGTGATCTTGAAAATTGGCCTAAACTATATCGTTGGCAGAGCGTTAGCAGTGTTGATCAGTGGGTTCTACTCGACAATGCAGACCAAACCACTCAAGACGGTGTATTGTTTGCGGACATGCGTTGGGCAGGAAACGGAACTACCGATCCAATCACTGACGATATCCCAACAACCAAGAGTTTGTTAACCAGCAACTATGTTGACATTGACAAGCCGGATCCAAGCCTTTATCCGGAAGGTATTCTAGCGTTTAACCTACGTCGCAGTGGATTTAACGTAAAGAGTTTCCAAGTAAATTACTTTAATGCCACAGATTATCCAGATGATTCACTTCCTACACAGAAGGATGCATGGGTAACAGCAAGTGGATTGCAAAACAATGGAAGTCCTTATATGGGACGTAAAGCGCAACGTGCATTGGTTGTAGCAGCCATGAAAGCAAGCATTGAT